TATAATTCAAGATTGTCTTATATCAAGACGCAGATTAGCTTATTTAGAACAACAAGGATATTTAAGCCTTCCTGAACCTACACCTTATGGAGAACGTAATGTTAGAAAAAATACTTGAATGGATTGTGTGGATATTAATATTTGGTGGTATAATCGGTTTGTTTGTTGGGTTGTATGAATTAATTAATCTTTTATTGATAAGGAGTCATCATGGTTGATATGGTAAATAAACCGCCTCACTATACTGTGGGTGGCATTGAAACATTAGATGTAATTGAAGCAAAATTAACTTATGAACAATATGTAGGTTATCTTATGGGAACTAAAATGGCCTATGATTTGAGATACCCATTCAAGGGTAGTTTTGAATTAGATTTAGAAAAGTCTGAGTTTTATAAGAAAAGATTATTAGAGTATATTAAGAAGCATGAACCGGAAGCTGTTAATCCACCAGAAATTGCTGCTCAATTACAACGTATTGAAATGTCAGATGATTAAGTACCTAGATTTGGTAATTACTGCACGTTTAGTAGAAAGCCTAAAAATACTAAACTTATTACATCCTCTAACGTAGGCTTAACGGTACTTAAAACGTACATAAAGGGCTGTTTAAGCCCTTTTTTTTTATTTAGTGAATGGTATCATCATCTTGGTTAAGTTCAGCGTATATAGATAGTTCTTCGCCACTTATTTCTATGTATGATGAATCTGACAGTTCTAATATAATAATATTATCGCCATAGTCTAATTCGGCTGACACAACAGTTTTACCTATAAGGTGATCGCATATTTGTTGTGCTGTAATTGCCATATTAGTCCTTAAATAGTTACTAACGATTCTTTACTTTTCTTTTCAGCTTTTATAGTTCTTGACCAGCTACCACATTCTTGACATTGAAAACGCTGATATACAGCAACTCTTGATCTTTGTGTTCCTCTAGCTTGTAATTTGCGTGATGCGCAATTTGGGCAACAAACATCTGGAGAATATGCGTTATGATTTGGATGTTGTTTAATCCAGCCTTTAAATTTATCATAAACCTTTTCAAGTAAGATAACGTCATTTTTATTGTATTCTTCCATGATCTTCCAAGCCTTACGATCATCATTCATACATTTTAACCATAGCGTATGGCCTTCATGTGCTGTTTTAGCTCCTAAGCCTAAAGCTTGTGATACATAGTCTAGTTTATTAGAAACAAATCTAAACTGTCTACGAGCTACTTGTAATAAGTCTATGTGTTTAGCTGGGCTTGGTGGTGGCATACCACTTAAAAGAAATTCTTTGTTTAGGATAGGAATATCAAAACGACTTCCATTGTAATGCACTACTGCGTCAGCTTGATCTAATAAAGCATGAACATTAGCTAACATTTTATCTTTGCCTGACTTCTGAACTGAGTCAAACATAATTTTAGGATTGCCATACCATTTAGCGGCATAGCATAAAGTGTAAGATGATTCTAGTAACTGATTGATTGAGATGTTCTGGTCAAAGATACCCCAGACGTGAGCTGTGTTTGGTGCGACTTCTATATCTATGAGCAAAATCTTCAAGTTACTCTCCTAGTGTTGAGTTACATTATTATACACTATAAGAATAATTAAGATTGCAATAACATACTTTAAATGATCTATTGCACAAAGAAAACTACAAAGTAAATAATCTAACATACAAGTAATGTGGCAGTTTGAGCTTCCTTTAGTTTGTCAAAAAAAGTATTAAAAGCTATTTTAGAATTTCCTATAAAATCTCCACTTGTCCATGTTGTACCAAGTAAAATACATCCGTCTGTGTCTTTAGATGTATTGCCAGGATGAATCCTAATACCCTCAAAGCCAGGCACACTTAATACATGGGGAAGTTGCTTACCAAAACGAGCAGAAAGATCAATGATGACAGGATAAGTGCCAGTTGGAATAGCTGTTTGTCCATTTACTTTTTCCCCTTTTCTTACTACATCCTCTAAAGAAAAACTATGATAAACACCATCAATGTAGAATTTGCCGATAGTATAACTGCTTCCATATTCAAACCTCTCTAATCTTAATTTCATCTTTTTATAGCTAAGTACATTCTTTCGCCAATAATAAATGACATACAAGCACCTGTCATGTCTAGAAATACGCTTACGACTGCCACAGGAACGCTAGGTGAGTAGATAACAAAGATAGTGGCAATTAGTATGAATGATACGATAACATATCTATAGCAAGCTCTAAGATCAATAATCCATTTAGAAGGTTCGCCATTAGGTGTGTCTAATTGAGCTAATGCTTTTAAGCGTTCTGTTTCGGCTTGTATAAGAGATATGCGTTCTTGCATGTTTTGTGGTTGGCCACCAGCTCCGCCTGTTAGTTTGGCAAATATACCTCTAACGCCATCTGTAAATGCAGGAACTAATGCTGGTAATATAAGTGAGATTAAGCTACCCATTATGTTGTTGAACTCCCATGATTGTGATGATGTAATTCAGGTGTGTCAGTTTTAGGTTTAGGCTTTTTAGGGCCTTTAGCAAATAATTCTTTAAGTTTTTCTAATATTTTCATAATTCTAACGGATCAAATCCAAATTGTTTAGCAACCTTATGTTGCATGCGTTTAAATTCGCCTTTATGGGATAAGTATATTTCTGATTTAGGATATTTGATGTATATGATTTGGTGAATCATCTCATGTAAAAGCGTTTTTATAACAGTATCTAAATGACTACATTTACCTAATGAGATTGTTATTGTGTGTGGTTCTGGTTCGTATTGTCCGTATAGTTCAGGGTTATTACATACCACAAATTCTACACGCTTGGCAGGTGGAAATGGCATAGATACGAAGGGTTCTATTTGTATAAATGCGGTATATAAAGCTGCGATAGAATCCTCTGTTATCCACATTAAACACTTGCTTTCGGTTGAAATAATTTAGCATCAAATACTGCTGTTTGGTTTATCTCTGGAAAGTATATATAGACTGCATGCTTTCCTTCGTAACTATCAGATTTCCAGCATCCTTCGTGATTAGCATGGCCTGTTTCAGTAGCATAAGCTGCATACTCATAGCCTTGTAATCCCATTTTCTTAAAGATACATTCTTCTGTAGTAAGTACTATTTCGCCTGTTTCTGTTTTCATGCTCATTTGTTTAATTGTTTCTTGAGCATAAGGATATTCTAATAACAATACCCATAAAACAGCTAATACCGTAATATAGGCTAATAACTTCATTTTATTTTCCTGAAAACAGGTGCATAAAATAGCCTATAAAACCACCGATAGATGATGCGATCATCATACCAGTCCATAGGCCACCTTTAGATTTATTGGCTAATTCTAATAGTTCTTTTATGTCTTTTTCAAGGCTTTCTACTTTATGTTCTAAAGACTCTACCTTGCCTATAAGTTTGCCATAGGATACTGGATTAATGTCATTCATTATTAGGCCTTCATAATAAATGCTAAAGCAAAGTAAGGAACTAAGTTTGCATTAGTACCACTTGAGCCTGTTGTTGCTAAAGAAATGCCTGTAGTAACTGTATTTGTATTACCTGTAATAGTATTAAAATAACATCCTGTTCCACCACTACCGACTGATGTTACAGAATTTACAAGTGTATAAGTATGTGCATGGCCTGGATCTGTTACTGTATGTGTATGAGAAACTACAATAGCATCTTTACTACCACCAGTTTGTGTATTAGCACCTGTAATAGTGGTATAAGCAACACCAGCAGTATCAGAATAAGCACCAATAACAAATTTATTGCGTAAATCTGGAGTGCTGCTTGTACCATCACATAATAACCATCCACTAGGAATAGTAGCAATAGTACCTGACCACATAGTAATAACACCAGATGGAATAGAATTAATCGCAGGATTTACTAATTGAAATTGTGTGCCATCATAAATAACTTGTATTGCACTATTAATTAAAATGTCATTAGCTGTAAGGGCTGTTGTACCATTTTTAGTAATGGCTTTAGCACCAATAGAGTTAATGTTAAGAGTAACGCCACCTGTATTGGTTGCAGCAGCAATAAATCTAAATATTTGACCAGCAGCTAAAGCACTCATAGAAACAGGGGCAATAGCAGTAATAGTATTAGTACCAGCTACGCTTGTTAGATATTGCAATGTACTATCTTGTACTTGTCCTGCCGAAGCATACATAGTACGAACTGTTGCATTACCTACACCAGTATGAGCATAAGTAGCCATAGGCAAGTTGGCTATAGGAGCTGTTTGACCATCATAAGCAATAGATGCTGTTAAAGATGATGCAATATCGTTTAGGGTGTTGTTAGCCCATGTAGATGATATTGTAGTTCCAGTGGTGACTGGATTCCCTGCTGGTAGGGTATACGTTCCTGCGCCATTTCTTGCCATTATTGTTGCTCCTTGTTTGCTTTATTAGTTATTATTGCTGTATTTATTATGTTTTCCAATGATGCTTCAGGCAACATATTTACTAGATTTGTAGCTGCATCACTAATTTTACCGCCAACATTTGCAGTTTTACCTGCTAATATAGCTGCCATTCTAGCAACTCTAGGAGAAGCTGTTGCTGCTATTAGTGGATTGTGTGTAAGTAATGGTAAACCAATTTTTTTACCAATAGTCCATAAATCTCCAGCAGATATGCCTTGACCTGTGCTAGGTGGTTTTGGATTCCATACAGCAGTATCAATACCAGCTTGAGTAGCTTGTTTTAATCTTTCAGCATCAGTTAATTGTTCAAATGGTTTGTAAGAAGGCATTGTTGTTCTTTTGATTGCTGCTGCCATATCACCAGGTAAATCTTTATAATGTTGAGCTAATAGATCCCAAGCACCTAATCCTTCAGGATGTCCTTTTGTATAATCTTCTGCAAGTATTGCTACATCATGCGGAACTTGAAGTTTTCTTGTATAGTTATACACCATATCATTGTATAATTTTTTTCCTAAATCGGTAGATTCAACAATAGCTTGTTTTAGCTCAGGAATATTTTGTTTGTACGCTTGATAAATAGTATTAAATGCTTCAGGATCTTTTCCTGATTCAAACGATAATAATCTATTAGGAATTGATTTAATAGCAGCATTAGATTTGCTTAATAAAGCAGCTAATTTTTGAGCAGTTTCTGAGTTTTTAATATTGCTAGATAATGTTTCTGCAGCAACCTTACCTTTTTCTATCATTGGTGTTTTAGTAAGACCACCAATAGGATATACTTCTGGTGCTAATCCTTCTAATTTACTTGCATCCCAAGCATTGCCAATGTTTTCCATAATGGTTGGCTTATAAGGAGCAGAAGTTCTATTGCTTTGTAATGCCATATTTGTAGGAATAGAAGGATCATAAGGTGCATTGGTTTGTGGATCAAATCCTGGTTTAGTTTCAGGAGCTTGTTCCCATGCGTTTTTAGTTGGTGCGTCTTGCCATCCCATATTTTATCCTTATGGTTTAATTCTAGTAACTCCATTTGGATCTACAAATGTAGAACCAGATGGTAGTAAATTGTATTCAGCATCATTTGAAATCTTATTAGGTTGAGCTAATATTTCCCCTTGTTTTTGAGCTGTAGTTTTTTTAACAGTAGGGCTTTCACCAGCTTGTAATTTTGTATATACATTTCTAGCTTCAGGGCTTAATAAATCTCCAATATTTTTATTTAAACCCATTCCAGATTGATATTGTGATTCTAAAGATTTTAAAGCTCCACGCAACAAATCAACACCGTTTGCAATATAATCCTTTTGTTGTTGTTCACCTGCATTTGGATCAAATGATTTTTCCCATGCTTGCAATTCTGTTAAATTACCACCGCCAGAAGCAGCAAATACTTTGCGCAATTCAGATGCAACTGCTTGAGAAGATTGTCTATATCTACCTTGACGTGAATCACCAAATCCTTTTTCTTCAATATAATTAATTGGTGCATTTAATACGCCAGGCAAAATATTTAGATTGTTTAAATCTTCTGTTCTTTGATACAAGTTACCCATGTGATATAAGGTTTGATTAGCTGCACGAATAGCATCTGATTGTTTACCTTTAGAAAAAGCAGTAGCTGTTTGCTGACGTTTTTGATAGTTTGTAGCATCAAAAGTAGGATCGTATTGTGTAATAGCACCAAGTAATTGTTGTCCAGCAGGTGTTCTTACCATTTGTGCAGTAACTTGTAACTCACCATTAGCATATTTTTTAATTAAATTAGCTGCTGTAGGCGATACTGTTTTTAAATAATCTTCGCCTGTAGGTTGAGTTGGCATTTGTTGTGATGTTGGTGAAGCGGTAGATAGGTCAAATGGCATTATTTAGTTTCCTCAAATTGTTTACCGTCTGGGCTAACATAAGCTTGATTGCCTTGAGCATCAGTATGTAATGTCCATCCTTGTTTATTTGTTAATGGTTTTGTTATTGGTGTAGACAAATCTGGAAGCCCTAATGGATTAAGTTTTTTCTTTTCAATTTCTAATTGTGCTGCTTGATGTGGATTAATATAATTAGTTGCAATACGTTCAAAATCTTGAATAGATCCTTTATAACCTTTAGATAAGGCAAAATTATAATTTTTTTCAAGAGTTCCAGGAGTTTCTTCTTTAGGATTTCCAAATAACTTAGTTCCTGTAGCGTTAAATACCGATTCTCCTGCACCAAGTTTAACTGGCTCATTAGCTTTAACCATTTTTTCATAACGACCAGATAATATAGATTCTAATAACTTAGGATTATTAACATCTGTAGCATATTGACCAAAAGCTTTTTCTATATCTGCTAATGTAGGTTGTGTAGTAGATGTTTTAGTAACAGGGTTCATTTGCGTAGTTATACCTGACATATTTTGCACAGGTGCTTGACCACTATAATTAGGAGCTACTTGATTAACTTGCTCTGTTGTTTGAAATGGTGATGTAGGAACATTCATGCCTTGTTGTAATGGCATTTCTGTAGGTTGCATTTCTGTTGATGTAGTAGTTATAGGTTCAAATGCACCACCAAGCTTTTTAAGAGCATTAGCCATTTTTTGTTCTTTAGACTTAGTATAATCTCCATATTGTTTCATAGCATTTTCTTCAGCTTTAGATCCAATATATTTACTAGCTACATTAGCTAAAGATTGTGTCCATGATGGAGCTACATAATGACCACTAATCATTTGTCCTTCAGGAGCTTGGCTTTGTTGTAATTGCTGAGCCATTTTAAGTCTACGTTGTAGATCAAGCTGAGCCATTACATCATTAGACGGTATTCCGCTAACGTCTTGTGTATTATCTGGTAAAAATGCCATGTTTGCTCCTAAAGTAAAGCGTAATTAACAAGTTTATAGCCATTAGATGCTGTTGTAACAGCTTCAGGAATGACTTTTTCAACTTCTTGAGCCATAACACCCACTTGTACGCCTTCAGGTAAATTATGTTCTTTTTTATATTTGAATGAATAAATGCCAATACCAGAACTATGAGTTCCAATTTGTTTAATATCTGTTTTAAGTCTTTCATCAGAAAAAGTACCTGTTGGTGCCATGATAGCAGCACCACCTAAATTCATAAGTCCACTCATAAAATTACCAGAAGCAGCATTATTAGCATTAGTAGCACCTAATTGTGCATTGTATTGATTAGAAGCAGCACCTAATAAATCAGGGCCTTGTGTTGTAGCTTGCATAGCTGGATTAACATATTGTGGAGATGCCACTTGTGATCCGGTTCTTAAAGCATTGATAACATTGATTGGTTGCATTTGATTGTAACCAGCTTGACTAAATGCTTGTTGATTAGCTGTAAGACCTGCATTAAGACCTTGCACTGTAGCTGAATTAAGTCTGTCGTTTTGATTTTGACCTAATAATTGTTTAGCAGTATTATATGCTGGCGTACCTGCACCAATACCTTTATTAGCCATTTCTTGTTCAAAAGATTGATTTTCTCTAGCAATTTGTGGTGCAAGTCTTGACATCATAGCATCTTGATATGATTGACCTGGATTAAAGCCTGTAGAAGGTAGTTTAGATTGATCTATACCTGGTTGTGCCATTAAGCTACCAGCGTAATCTAAACCTTGTTGAGCTGTACCTAATAAACCTGAACTTAATTGTGCTTGTTGGCTTGCAATTTTTTGTTGTTCTGGAGCAAGTGTTTGTGTAGCAGTCCACATAGGATTGCCATAAGAGTCTGTACCAGATTGAGTATAGTTAAGATTACCATAAGGTGTTACTTGGTTTACTCGGTTAGCTGCTGCCGCCACTCTAGCCGCATCTAAATTACCTGCTGCTGTAGCTTGTGCTGCTGCAGTATAATCAGGTGCTGGTGGTGCATCATCTTTACCAATACCATACAGTATAAAACCACAATCGCCCATGTAATTTGTAATCCATCTATAAAGTGGATCTAATAATCTAGCTAACTTACTTTGCATATCTATCTCCGAGTTTTAAAAAGCGACAGTTTTCTGGTCGCATAATATAAACAATCCCATCACCATCAGGAAAGTAATCTTTTATTACGGTTTCACGTTCAAAACCTAAATGTTCATCTAATTTTTGTGCTTTTAAATTAGCTGTAGAGACTAATCCTGTTAAGCGTTTGACTTTTAATACATTGAATGGGTAATTAAATATCGCCCAATAAAATTCTCTTGAAACTTTTGCTGGTATATCACATCTTGAATGAATTGATATTGAGCTGCCTGTATAACCGTTATAAAGTACGCCTATAACAAATTTACCGTCTGTTACTTGACCAATAGCTTGACATAATGGATTCCATTGGCCACCTGCCTTTTCACATACCCATTCGCCAACTTCTTGACCTTGAACTATTATAGTACTGCACCTTTTTCAATAACTAAATCTGTAGAAACCCATCTTACGTCAATACCTTGTGAAGATGTTTTAACAACCGGTGCGCCATAATAGCCAACACCATTTAAACCTTGCCATTGTTGTAAAATGTATAAACCACCACCCCAAACACCTATATCCCATTTAGCACTATCCCATGTTCCGGATGTGGTAGGAGTAAAATTAAGTGTTGTAGTAGGTACATCTAAATTAAAGTCTATATTTACGTTTGCATAGATAGCTGGGCTACCAGATGTTCTAAATATAGGTTTAGCCATTGTAAATCGTTTTAACTGGCCTGGACTTTCAAATGCTGAAAATGATTGTAATGCAGTAGCATTAATATTAGATCCATTATCTGAGTTAGTATACCATGCTCTACCTACAAAGCCATTGCCACCAAAATAAGGTTGATCGTTATATAATTCCCAACATGTAGCGTTCCAGCCTGTGTAATTACACCAATTTTTTGTCACAGTATTCATAGCAAACTGTGTTTTTTCTACAGTATTTGGTACATTTAACCATAATTGGTTTTCTTCTGGGTAAAACAATATTTGCCACCCAAATTCTGAACCATAATTTGTAATAGCTTCTGATACAGCCCATTGTATTTTGTCTGTAATAGCCACTCTAGGATCAAGCCTAGATGATTGTAATTCTGATGCTAATGGTGTTAATCCATCTTTACCTAATAATAATAAATCACCACCATATTTGTACATACAACGAGTGCCTACTGGAGTTCCTAAATCCCATACACCTACCATAGACCATGATGTAGCTGATGTAGGATCTGTACCTGCATATACAACTACTTGGCCTTTAGATGTATAAAGAACATAGTAATCATTGACGCCATAACCGGCATCTATTGTCCATGTTGCATGCTGTACAATATAACCACCTTTGTAAGCAAATGCACTAATATCTATAGATTGTGCAGCTCCACCTACTGATAATGTAGGTAAGAACCATGCTCGTAAAGATTGAGCTTCTGTAAAAAATACTCTGCTTTTAAATACGATAGGGTTATTAAGTAATGTAGTAGTAACGCCTGTAATAGCCGGTGTAGATGAGCTTGTAATGCTTGTCCATGTAGTACCGTTATATAGATAAGGTGTATTAGTACCGTTAGCCATATATAAGAATGATCCGCCAGACGTTGTAATATTACAATACTGCCAACGTGAATTAGATAATCCTGTTAATAATGCTGCGCCTACAGTGCCTGGATTAGTGACGTTATATACAGAACCACCAGCAATAGCTAGTAATTTAGATGTAGAGCCACTTTCGTAAGCCATTAGCGTGTCTACTTGGCCTGTAATGCCTGTTACCCATTGGCTATGACCATTTCTTAGCACTAGCTCTGTAGTGGCAGGAAACCAGTTAGTAAGATAAACTGCATCTGTCGCAGGCATATCTCCTAAACTGTCTCTTGCGTTCCATCCACCTACTGGTGCTGGTAATGATACGCTTCCTGACGATTTTTTCTTTACTGGAAACATATTATTTATTGTCCGTAGTTAGCGTCAGGAATATTCTCAAAGCCTATTAAGATTGAACCAGGTGTTGGTGCAAAACTTAATGTAGCTGAGCCAGAATCGTTGGCTTTAGCAAAGCTTAATTGTTGTAAGTAATCTCTTGTAAATGCTGTTGAATCAAAACCTTTAATTTCAAAGTATTTCTTCTTTAAAGCTGTAACCATTAAACGATCAGGGAATATACAAGTATCTGAGTCAGCTAAGAATGATGATTGAGTTACACCTGTTGAGCTTGTAGCCCATTGGTTACTCATGTATTCAAAACCTAAATATTCATTTGTATTCATTGCAGGCCATACTTGGAAGTATCCGCCTAAAATTCTGTAACGGATTCTAGGGCCTGTTGAAATATAGCTAGACTTTAAGAATTGCCATTGTTGAGCATCTGTTGGCCCCATCATTTCCCAGCGTTTAGACTTATCATAATGTGTACGATCTATTTGTCTATCCCAGTCCGTTGGTAATGGGTATTTAGCTTGTGAAAAATATAATGTATATACACCGCTTGTTGTTGCAGCTTGTGATAATGTAAGCGAATTAGTACCTGTAACAGTATTAACATAGGTATCTTGATTGATACCTGTACCTGTTACTATATATAGGTTACTTAACCCTGTGGTTGCTTCTACCGTTGTTACATTGACAGAATTGGCCACAAGGGTACAAGTAAGTGTTGTGTAAACAGTATAAAATCTATACTCTTTGTCTAAAGCTTCCCAATTGTGATCTCTTTGTATCTCGTACCCAACGCTATTCATAAGTGAATAGATTTGGATTACATCAGATGAAGAATTACCCACAACTTGCGTAGGCTGGTTTAATCCCATTTCACCTGTTGCTTGCTGTACGAGTTGTAAAAGAGTTGATGCCATTAGTTAGTCCTTTTTGGGTTCTTTCGTTTCTAGTTTGACCTCAGGCTTATCAGATTTAGACTTTTCCTCTACCATTTTTGCTAATCTAGTCATCTGATCTTTAAGATCCGCAATTTCTTGCTCTCTTAATTTAAGTTCGTCTGCCTGTCTTTGTACAAATGATGAGTCTTTAGCGTTTTCTAAAAACGCTTGAGCTTTATCTCTTAAAGCTAGTGGTGACATACCTGCTGTCATACCGATAGCCATAAGTTGTTGATCTGAAGCTGCTGCCACTTGTTCTACAGTGTAGAACTTAAAGTGTTTTAATTCTGTCGCTTGTGCTGCGTTAAGGATAGGCCAATCTCTTAATAATGTACCTTGTACATTATCAGGATTGTTATTACCATCTGCCTTTTCGTTTAAATACATAGCCCATTGTGTAGGGAATTGTGATTTATGTGAGTTATTCACAAAGGTATCAATAATGCTTAGTTGATTACCTGGTATTTCAATTCTAACAAAGTCAGCCATGTAGCTAATTGGTCTGCCTTCTTTATTGGTTAGAAATTCATTTTGTAGTTCTTTACTATAAAATCTTATTGCTAATGCACCTGATTCTGACATTTAATTCTCCAAAGTAGTTTGGTTTGTCAAGCCTACTCACCATGAATAGACTTGAGAAACCCCCCTATTGCTAGGGGAGTACTTAATACTATACTGAAGCCTTACTAAACCAACCATAATCACCTGTTACCATTGCAGTAGCTGGTGATGTATAAGCACCACCTGAAGCTGCAACAAGGAAAGTTGTTGTGTTGATATCGCAAGCAGTTGTTGATGCACTGATAGTAGCGTTAGCTTTACCAAATACATAACGTAAACCGTCTGAACCCCAAACTTGCACACCTAATAATTGGTTTGCAACTTGTTGTCCAGCAGTAATGTTAGCTGCTGTTACTGTGTTAGTTAAATCAATTCCCACTAAAGGGGTTACTGAAAAAGCCATGTTATATTCTCCCTTTAATTAAGCTGTTAGAACGCCATTAAATTGTGCGCCTGAAGTAGTAAGATTACCTGCCCAGCCGATTAATTTAACGATTGCGTCTTGATTTACAGATTGACGTTCACCACCGATTGGCACAAAGTTTCTATCTTTGTGTGGGCGGAAGAAAATGTAGTCTGTGTTTAAGAAATACATGTGATTAGCTGGTTCTTGCGCACCAATACCGCCACCAAGTACCACGTCAGCAGATGTACCACCACCGTAGAATTTGAGTGAAGCGAAACCTGAACCGGCCATTTCTGGATCAGTTACACGTTGGATTGCTTGTAAGCTGTTTACATATAGATTGTAGTAGTTGTTATCTGCAACGATTAAGTCAGCCTTATCAGTACCACGAACTAGCTTGATAGCTAATTGAGTCATGTAAGATTGAATGTTAGCTGCTGAAACTGCTGCGCCACCTGTAGTTACGCCAGAGAACGCTTGGTTCTGCCAGAATGACCATGTAGCACGATTAATACCACCGTAAGTACCTGATGTTGGGCTATCTGCAACTGCTGCAGCTAAACCAGTAAGATTCTTACCACCGTTACCAGTACCGTTACCATAAAGGTCAAGGTTGATACGGTTAGCTAATTGTGCTTCTGCTACTTTGATACGACCTTCTAGTAAGTCAATGATTGCTTCTTTACCAGAGTTTTGTAACATTTCAAGACCAGAGATAGTAACTGCTGAAGCGTATTGAGCAATGCTGAATTGAGCTGCAGAAATTGGGCTATTTGGAGAAATGTTTAATGTTTCAAAGCCACTATATGAGTTAGTGTTGTTTGTTGAAGAATCATTGTACATGATTTCTTCTAAAATGACGTTACCGCCTGAAAATGGGCGTACGTTACCCTTTGACTTCAATTTTAATAGAAGCGGATTATTGTTAGTTACGTTGTCAGCTAATTCACCAGAACGAGATTGAATGGTGGTAGCGATAATGTCACTAACTGAAGAATTGGCAAATGCCATAGTAAAACTCCTTTGTTAGTTTAATTAAATATTTTCGCTAGAAAAAGTGTCTACAATAGACGCTAATTGGTCACGAAGATTATTGCCTTTACCACCTAGACTCACATTCGCTGTAGGCGAGCTTGACTTAGGGGATATAGCCTTAGCTTTGACTAGGGCAAGTTTACTTTTCTGCTCTGTTTGGCTAGATTTAGTCTGTTCAGACTGTACCTTTTGCCAAATGTCATCATGTAAACGGATTGCTTTGTCGTAAGCAGTATTCAAATCAGATGCCATATTGTTCTGGAGTAATCCAGCCATAGTTTCTCTGACGTCATCAAAGTAAGGTTTGTCCTTACTAAAAGATTCGATTTCACCCTTTAACTGGGTTTGTTCCATTTGTTCTTGTTGCGATTGGAATTGTTGCCATTGATTTTTAATCTGGCTTAATTCCTGTGCGATCATAGAGAATTGTGGGCTAGTTTGTTGTCCACCACCTAACAATCCATTTAGATCAACACCATAATCGTTTGCTAATTGCGCAAACATCTGTAATTTTTGGTCAGGATTACCAAATACCAAAGTTTGATGTGCAGTACCTAAACTATTAATCCATTGTGCTGGATCAACACCATTTTG